ATCTGACTATGTCTGGAAGTGGCCCACAGGAGAGATGCTGTATTTCCGTTACGGGGCTAACGAAGACGACTACTGGAATTACCATGGCCATGAATATCCCTGGCTAGGATTCGAGGAGTTAACCAACTGGCGAAATCTTTCTTTCTACGAAGCCATGCATTCCACTTGCCGGTCATCCCATCCCGGAATGCCAAGAATGGTAAGGGCTACCTGCAATCCATTCGGAGTAGGTCATGCCTCTGTGAAGGAGCGATTTCAGATTGGCGCAATACCGGCAGGACAAATCATCAAACAAGAAGGCGCATTACCCAGGGTCAGAATTCATTCGACGATTTACGAGAACACCCATCTTCTCAAAAACGATCCCAACTACCTCATGAGCCTAGAGTCGCTAAGCGATCCAAACAGACGTAGAGCGTGGTTAGAGGGAGATTGGGATATCCACGTGGGAAGTTTCTTGGAAGGCGTATGGCAGCCCTCAAAACATGTTGTAGAACCCTTCCCAATTCCACCAACGTGGAAAATATGGCGCTCAATGGATTGGGGATACGCCAGGCCATATGCCGTCTACTGGTTTGCTTTATCCAATGATGGAGTCTATTACCTATGGAGAGAGCTCTATGGATACGGCGACAAAGAAAACACGGGCACAAGGGAAGACGCCACCGTAGTAGCAGAGAAGATCAAGAAGATCGAGATCCACGACCAACGCCTTGGATATGAATACCGCATGAACTTAGCTGACCCATCGATCTTCTCCAAAATTGGGGCAGAAAGATCGATCGGGCAGATCTTCAGGGATAAAGGCGTTAAATGGACAGAAGCCTATAACGCACCCAGAAGTAGGGTAAACGGAGCCCAAGAAATCATTCGTCTACTAGCTGAAGGAAGATTGAGAATATTTAGCACCTGCAAGCACTGGCTAAGAACTATCCCCCAGTTACCGCCAGACTCATTAAACCCAGAGGATGTGGATACCGATGCTGAAGATCATGCTTGGGATGCTACTAGGTATGGGGTGATGCGGGCGATAAGAGTTGAGGGGCCTTTAGTTTGAGCTACCGTATTAAACTTAGCTCAAAATACTTATTAATTAAGTAGTCTAAAAACTAAGGCATAAAATGAGTCGGGAGTTTTATAAATCACCGGAAGAGTTAATTAATCCTCGCGATCGTTACGAGGAGGCCGAGCTACTTAAATATGGTGGAATTTTTGAATTCTCAAAAAAATTTATTACCAAGATAGAGGGTAATTCTAGCTATAAAAATATTATCTTTAATAATTGTGTTTTTAGTAAGTTGGAAATAAAAAAATCTACATTTAATGGATGTGTTTTTAATTATTGTTCATTTGTAAATGTCAAAATGGACGAAGTTGAGTTTCATAAATCAAGCTTTAATAATTCGGCCTTCTTAAAGCCTGAATTTAGGAATGTCTACATAGATCCAGATTCTTTTATCTTTAACTTTAGAGAGTGGGCTAGGGCTGCTGCAAATGTAAATACAACCCTTTATCAAAGAATCTATAAAAATCTAAAAGAAAATTTTCAAGATGATCTTGCTGCTAAGTCAGATATTTTATTTAGAAAATATCGGGTTTGGGAGAGGCGACATCAAAGAGCCTTAGCATGCATGTCTAAGAAAAGTGGTTGGAAGAGAGTTGTATTTGACTATACCGTTGAAAATATCAGTGACTACGCTTATGCCGTAACTATGGGTTATGGATACAGTCTATTGAGGGGTCTTGTAACGACATGTATTGTTTTGGGTGCCACAGCATTTTTTGCTGATTTATTTTGGCCCGCCCTGGGGATTCAGGCTGATCTGAAAAATGAGTATGGTTCAGATGGGGTATTGGCAAAGTTGTTTTATATAGGTATTAGATTTGGGTCCATGGATTTTGTAACTTTTGGGCCGACTAAAAGCATAGGAATGATCTCAGTCGTAGCTTTAATGGCTTTCAGTGTATTTTGGGTTGCTACGCTCACCGCTATGATCGCTAAAAAGATGATTAAGTGATGAGTCATTCATTATTTTTAATTGGCTCCAAAGCAAGAGGCGATCATCATGCTCTTTCAGATACCGATTATGTCTGTATTTATGATGACAAAAAACCCTTGTTAGAGCTTCCTGTAGAAGCAAGTGTTTCTTATTACTCGGTCCCAAAATTGAAGTGGATGATAGATAATAGTAAGTTATTTGTTAAGCACATTAAAGATGACGGTAGGGCAGTTATTTTAAGCGGCAAACATGAAGCTCTAATCTCGTCTTTTAGAATCAATCCAAAAATATTGATGAATGATTTAACCAGATTCATCGCCCAGGCAGAAAACATGCATTGGGTCCCTAAGAGTAATGTTGGTCTTAGGTGGGGGTGTGACTACCTCTATTTTTTGGCTAGAAATATTGTATTTATTTCAAATGCTATTCGTGGCCAGTTTACCTTCAGCTATCGAGATGGTGTCGAGGTTTACTTGCGGAGTATAGGTCGGGAATCCTTGCTTGAGTCTTTTATGAACCTAAGATCTGAAAAGTATCTATATAGATTAAAGTCGGCAAGTCTTTGTGCTGTGGATGTGAGGTCCTTGGATCTAATCAATAGTGCGCTATGTGCAAATCCGGTCGATATCAGTTTTGGGGGCTTGTCTGAATTTGGGTATGAGCGGATCGATTATTTTCAGTTAAGGCTGATTGAGAGAGCGATAATCAACCTTGAGCTTGAAGACAATGGTTTTTTGTCTATGTTGTCCAGTCATGGGGATTATTTTTTTGGACTTAGAAGAATCGCAAAAGAGCATATGGTTAAATTCAAGGTTAACTTAGCTGCCGCTTAATAACGTGAAATTTATTCCACATATATCCTCACTCTAATTTTCTTAGGCTTATAAATAGGATGTGCCCCAAGACTCCAAAGCTCTTCAACAAATATGGACCGCCCGCATCACTCATGCCCGCGCTCACTGGTCAGCCTTTCACAAGCGCGTAAGACACAATCGCAATACCGTAGCAGGCTTTAATTGGAATGCAGACCCAACCAGCAAAGACTTCTACAGCCTTAGAGCTAATTTAATACACGGCACTATCTCTGCCGTTCTGCCAAATGTATACGCAAGAAACCCAGAAATCTCTACAGCCCCTTTAAATTCGGGCACGGACCTCAAGCTCTTTTGTAGAACTCTAGAAGCAGTAACCAATAGATCTCTAGAACATGCGCAATTAAAGAATCGAGCTAAGTCAACGGTAAGAGCAGCATTGACTTGTAGCTACGGAATTCTCAAAGTAATGTATCAAAGAGACCCAAGCAAGGATGCTTACATTAAAGGGCGGATTAATGATGCGCAAGAGAATCTACTGCTTATCAAAGAGCTAGAGCAAGATCTTGATGACGGTAATCAGAGTCATCATCATGATGTCAAAAGGGCAGAGTTAGATGAACTCATCGGATCTTTATATGAGCGCTCAGAGGTTAATGCTGCTGAAGGTCTCGTCATTGATAGAGTCCTTACCGAGAATCTACTCATCGACCCCTCTATCTGCGAGTTCTGGGATTACACCGATGCAGACTGGATCTGCCAAATCATTCCTATGAAGCGCGGCCAAGCAAAAGCACTCTACAAAAAGAACTTAGCCAATGCCAAGATTTACCAACCAGGCCAATCCGAACCCTCCCATAGAAAAGCCAAGCGCCTAGCCTCAATGCAGATGAATGCTGGTTCAGGCCTAGTCACCGATGATCAGCAAATCGCAGTACTGGAGATCTGGGATAGGGCTACCCAGCGCGTTTACACCATGGTGGAGGGCGCGTCTGAATGGCTGCGTGAGCCTTATTCCCCACCAAGGGCTGGCGAGCGCTGGTACCCATTCTTCCTATTACCTTATCAGGTAGTTGACGGTCAGTTTGTTGGGCCAAGCCTAGTTGATCTGACTGAACGACTGCAAGATGAGCATAACGAAGCAAGAGATAGATTTAATCAGCATCGAGACCTTTGCATTCCGGGGTGGGTGGCATCAGCTGATATCAACGAGAAAACAATCAAGAAGCATGCTGATTCACGATTTGGTGAGATCACCATCGTGGATACCGAAGGCAAGCCCCTTAATCAAGTGATTATTCCTAGGGGGCATCCCAAGATAGATCCCATCGTATATGACACCAGTGCAGTACGTTATGACTGGGAACAAGTTACTGGGCTGCAAGATGCTGCGCGCTCAACAGTCGTCAGACCTAAAACGGCTACAGAAGCTAATATTTTACAAAGAGCTTTATCAGGGCGCGTATTTGAATTCAAAGACCAAATAGAAGATTGGCTGCAAGAGATAGCGCAATACAGTGCTCAGGTTTTATTGCAGGAGTTAACTAGCGAACAGGTAGAGCGCTACATGGGTGCGCCAGTTACCAGAACAGCTATGGTCGATGGCAAGCTCACTATCACTAAAGAGAAAACCTATGACTGGCCAACACTTACCAAAGATCGGATCTTTGACATGGTTGATCTCAGAATTAGAGCGGGTACTACCGGCGCACCGGATGGCATAGAAGAAAAAGAAGGTTGGTTGAAAGTCCTGCCAATGATTACAAATCTATCAATACAAATTCAAAACCTACAAGCTAGAGGAATGGATTACGAACATATCCGTAATCTCCTACGGGAAACGGTCTTGCGATATGACGATCGTATCGATTCAAATCTATTTGTACCGAATGTAGAAAAGCAGGCGGAGGGTTATGTCGACCCCAGCTTAGGAGTCAATCTATTTTCTGATAGGCGACAAAAAATAAATAGCGAGACAAGTAACAACAGTAATTCATTAAAAGAGGAGATCAGCAATGACGCAGGTGGCAAATGAAGTAACAAGTTTTAAATCAGAGGTTCTCAGTAATGGTGGATCCATTCAAAGAGCTCAAAATAGGGAAGAGCTAAAAGAACGAGAGCGCTTGAGAAAAGAGGCTGAAGACAAACATGCAGCTGAGGCACACGCCAGGCGAATAAAGGCAAGAGAAGAGCGTGATCTGAAGTTAGCCGAAAGAGCGGCAGCTCAGAAGGCATCCGATGAAGAAAAGGCAAAAAAAGCTGAAGAGCAAGGAGTTGCCAAATTAGCTAAAGAGCAGGAAGCCGAAAAGCAAAAGGCACAAAAGGCAAAGGTACAAAAAGCGGAGCCTAAAAGTCAGGCTACCAGTTTGCTTGATGACCTCAGTAAAGTATCCAAGCCTAGCGCATCTCTTGCTCAAATATCTGAGGATATTGAAGAGGGAGAAGAGTTAGAGGATTCAGATGTTGAGCCAATCTTTGCTCCAGTCAAGGGTGAGGTACAGGTACCTGCCATGATGACCGCTCCTGAAGACGAACTAGAGGCTCAAGCTTATGACCTGGGAGAGTTATTGCCCGCACCAGCTGCAATCACTGTAGATGTACTCCCACAGCCAGCCATTCAGACTGAAAGCGCAGAAGAATTGATCAATAGGGTATTGAACCCTGGACCTGCGGATTCGAGCCCTGAGAGCAATAACAAGCCTAATGAAGAAGCCTCTGGCGACATCAAGTCAAAGCGTGGGTGTGAACGGATTCAAAAGATCATCAATGAAAAGCGAGATCTAGAAAAGCAGGTTGAGGATTTGCAAGTTACTGTGGTGAGCTTACAAGATGCTCTTCGTAAATATGAAATCGAAAGTCAATTTGTTGATAACGCAATGTCAGTATCTACCAAGCAGAAGAAACCTGCCGAGCTAGTATCAGATGCCAAGCACCAGATCATCAAATACTTAAACTCTCGCGAAGATGAGGTTGATCATTCGGCTAAGGCTCAATGCTTTTACAAGTATCTGACTGATCCTTTTTATATGCAGGTGTTTGTGCAAACCAATAAACCAGAGCAATGGCAATCTACGATTGAATCCATCTACGACTCAATAGGGACGCCAGAGCCTAGCTTCGCCAACGTAAAGATCACGCCACTGCAGACGCTTCAGCCTATACGGGCGCGAACCTCAACCTTGGGTGCGCCACTTGCTAGCTCCGAAAACCCAATGGATCGAATTGCTCAACATCTAGGCAATATGGGGATATAGCAGGTCTGAATTACATGCCACTCAAAATCAGTGGCATGTAGACAGGAATGTCCTTAGGCATCATAAGCACCTCGTTTTGTCTACAAAACAGCAGATATAGCCCTTTTTCGTCTACAACTTAGCTTATATCGTAAGGATCAAGCAATTGATACTGTGAAGGGTTGTCTGTAAATGCATTGCAAACCTTCATTTTTTCCCAAAGATTCGGGAAGTTCGAATAATCAAATCCAGCGGTCCAACGCCATGCGCGAGTCATGGATCGAATGAAAGGAATAGGATCATTGTTTTGAGACAGCGCTTTTAATGGCAGCAAATAATCCTCACGATAAGCTGTGGGAATAATGATGCGAGAAGCGAAATGTTGAGTTAAGTAAGCATTCATCGTTAGGCGCGCAGTTCGACCATTACCATCCATAAATGGGTGCACTTCAGTAACTACAAACATCGCCATCAATGCGCGCGCAAATGGATCTTCCAGTAAAGCGATGCGCTTGAACCCCTCGCGCAAAGTACCTTTTACAAGCTCTGGGTGAACAAAAATGGTATTGCCTGCTTGGTTGGTTTGCTCTTTCCATTCGCCTGGATTTTTATCTGGACGACTAGAGAGTATTTGGAGGTTACATTGCTTAAGCCACGCTAGGAAATCATCTTCATCTTTTGGAGGCTTAGAGCGAAAGGGCTGCTCCATGATTGCTTTAAAGGTACCAAGTACATCATGTGAATCTTCATTTCGCTTTGGAATCATTTTCCCATCGAAAATGATCTCGGAAGCCTCTTCAACCGTGAATGTAGTGCCTTCAATGTAGTTCGAAAAGTACGACTCAAAGAATGCAAAATTAAATGCACTTTTGCCAGTCTTCGCCGGATCTTGAATGATTGAAAAAGGCTTTCTTAAAGCAGAAAATAAAGTTTCAAAGATCTCAATACGATCAGGATCATAGGGCTTGCCAGCGGCGCGCGCTAATGCATCAGCTGCCCTTAAAGAGCGAGCCTTACCAGTTTGCATTAAGGCGGAAACAATCGTGTTCAGTGTTTTAAATTGAACCTCTAGACCCAATTGAGGGGCAATCGCTTTAGCGTCATCACGCAGTGCATTGAGCTTATGTTCACCACGTATGGTGCACAGCTTACTTAAATAAGACTCAACCCATGGGCGACCCATAGTGCGAAGATCTGAGCCTTTGCGGCTATAGAGATTCTCTAACAGCCGCCTAGCCTCCGAGGATATAAAGAGTTTCCCATAAGGGGTATCGTTAAGCGAATCCTTGTGCGATTGAACTGCAGCAGGACCTGGCAAGATATTTAGAGTCAGTCCAGGAAATTCTATTTGACGTGCTCTATTGCCAGACACCAAAAATACATTGCCACTATCGTCTGGTTTGCAAAGGTGAGCAGAGCGGTAAGCTATTACAGAGCCTGGATAAAGATATTCGGTAATTTGCCGCCAATTGGGCCGAATGATTTGTTCGAGTGGGCTGGTGAGGTCGCTGGTGTAAATGCCGCGATAAATTTGACGCAAACGCCCAGACCTAGCCAAGCGGGAAATTCTCTGGGCATTGGTTTTGTCTTCTCTCGAACTAAAAAGCAAGAGGGGCAGCTGGTCAACAGAAGTGTTCATAGGGCCTCAATTTATCCATTAATGTCAACAACTATGCATATATTATAGTTTAATGTCAACAAAAGTGCGTATAGAATCAAAATAACCCTATTTTTAGGTATATAGATGCGGCTATTTCAAAGCCCTTGCATCGCTTACCAGTTGATATATCCGATTGTGCCTGTGAAGGATTTCAAAGAAAAGCCTCAAGGTATTGAGAGCATCAACATCTGCTCTATGTGGACTGCCTTCAAATTGAAGCTTAAAAGAACCCAGGCCTGAGGATAGACCGCCACTGGGTTTTTTGCCCATGGCAAGCATGTGCAGGCTATACCAAGTTTTGACATCGATCCAGCGACGACCAAAATGGGAAAAGCTGATACCTCGATCTTTAAATTCAGCTTTCAGTTCAAGTGAATCGCCACCGCCCCAGGTAATGGGATTAACAAAGCAATTGCGCTTAGTAATAATTTCACCAATTTCTTTAGCTGCTTGTTCATGTGGAACTGCATAGTCAGAAATATCCTGATTGCAAATGCCTGTTAATTGGGTGATGAACTCAAAAATAGGCTCTTTAGGATCTAAGAACCATTTATACGTAGATAGGGATTGATTGACATAGTCATGGTAATTACCAACGGCTATGCCGACCTGAATGATCTTTGGATTTACTGTGGAATTATCTTGGGCATTATTGAGTTCTAAATCAAGCGAGAAATAACACTGCTCTTTATCCATGAAACCTCTTCATTGTTTGTTTAGATGAATGAGCAATGTAGAGGTCGAGCCTCAAGGAGTCAAACAAAATAAATCACCATATGACTATCAATGAATTGCTGAGAAGGTTATTCCGTCAAGGGCACCCCAAAGGGGTGGCTTGCGCACCCTTGACGGCCACAGGCAAAAAAACGCTCTTTTATGCCCAAGGTGGCGCAATGACACATTGGGCATAAAGACCCATAGCGAGCTAAGGAGCTAAGTAAATAAAAACCCCAGAAATATCCAAACCCCACATAAACAGCCCCAATAATCAATTCATGTAGTGAGAGCTAAATACTCTAACTACTGCTTCAGACTAACGCGTTAAAGCTAGAGTCGCGCCTAGTAGCGTAGCAACGGAATGGGTTCACGCTCCATCACTAGGTATTGAAGCTAACCAATTTATTAAATAACTATTGATGGGGTGGCATATGCCAATTTCAAATACAGACTTGCAAGAGTTAGCTAAGGTTTCCTTAGATGAGTACCTGCGCAATCTACCAGTCGATCAAATCGCTGTAGAGCGACCTTTCCTTAAAAAACTGATGGAAGGACGTAAAAGCCTATTAGGTGCAAAGCAGAACGTTGTCGAGAACATCCGCAAAGAACACGGTAGTAACTTTAGTTGGGCTTTTGGCGAAGAGACGGTCAAGTTCAATAAACGTAATACGACTGAGCAAGCCTCTTTCCCATGGCGCAGAGCCGTTGATGGTCTCTATATCGACTACGACCGACTGTTTAGTAACGGCATTAAGGTTAGAGAAGGTGGGGCGCGAGGCTTCCAACTCGAATACAACGAGCGCGTGCAATTGATCAATCTCCTGGATGAGCAGTTAGAAGTCCTCAGAGAAGGCTTTCTCAATAAGTTAGATCTGGAGCTTCATCGTGATGGTTCGCATGGGGCTGATGCGGTGGTTGGTCTAGATAGTCTAATTAGCTTAGCGCCAGATGCAGGCACGGTAGGCGGTATTGATCGAGCCAAAGCAAGCTATTGGCGTAACTACGCTGTTAAAGACATTGCCTCAACAGCGCCAGGTAGCTTGGTAGGAGAGATGGAGACAGCATGGCGTCAATGTATCAAGCATGGCGGAAGCCCTGATTTCATCATCGCGGGTGGTAAGTTTATTGATACCTATCGTAAGCAAGTCACGGTGACCCATATTGCCGGATCAGGCGAGACCAAGTACATCGATGCTGGCGTAGGCGCAGGCGTTAACACAGGCCTTGCCTTCAAAGGAGTGGAGATCATCTGGGATCCGCAGTTTGATGAGTTAGATGCCATGGCCAATCGCACAGTGGAGTGGAGTAAGCGCTGCTATTTCCTGAACACTCGCTTTATGAAGCTGCGGGATGACGACTTAGACATCGTTGCCCCAATCCGCCCGCATGACACGCTCGCCATGTATGCCATGGTGAACCTACGCTGCGCTTTATCCATCTCAAGAGCAAATGCCCATGCGGTATTGGCCATTCAGTAAGGAGGAAGACATGCAAAACAATCAAATAAGCCATAAGGAGCTAGTTCATAGTGATTATCAAATACGAGAAGTGGAAGCGGTGGTGCGCAGGGACGCGTTTACAACAATTCATGTGCATGTGCCTCCGTATGAAACCAATATCCTTCGTAATCTGTTTGGGCGCGAGAACGTCACGGTATTTGAGCGACCTAATAAAACCACCATTACCCCAGAACAAGAGTACGACCGCCTGTGCGCCAAGTATGGACATGAAGTCGTAGCCAAAGTCTTTGGTGAGGATGATGGTGATCGTCTTATGGAGATCGTAGAAGGACTAATGGCTGAAGGTCGACTACCGGCTCAAGAACAAACATTAGATAAGGCTCTTGAGCCAGAATTACCGCAAGAAACCAAAGGAGCCAAGAAACGCTAGCAGAAGGGAAAGCCACCGCTAGCGGCAGGTGTTTGGGTGCGGCTGCGGGTGTTGAAGTAACCATGGTGTGTGGGCGCGCGTAACTGCGCCCCACTGCCAACACCAAAAAACCTTAGGCGGTAGTGGGGCGGTGGACTTCCATACTTATTCATACCTTCGAGCATCAAGAAAAGAACTAAAGACATGCTTCCAATCATCACCTCTCTAGTACAAACCTTGGCCGTCAATGGCCTCGGCATACTTGCGGGCGCGGTACAAGCTAAGGGTAAAGAGTTCATTGAGAGCAAGATTGGTACGCGCATTCCAGATAACCCCAGTCAGGAAGATCTCATCAAGCTTAAGCAATTAGAGATAGAGCAAGAGCAGCTTCTATTGCAATACACGCTTAAGCAAAAAGAACTTGAAATAGAGGAATCCAAACTTCTAGCGGAGATGCATCGTGCATCCCAAGAGAATGCTACACACCGCTGGCAATCCGATATGGGTAGTGACTCAAAACTATCCAAGAATATCCGGCCTGGAACGTTGGTTTATATCCTGACCGCCTATCTACTGTTCGCACTGCTATCAGCTATGGGTATTGATATAAATGAGGCCTATGTAAAGCTCCTAGGTGAATGGGGTCAGTTAGTCATGCTGGCTTACTTCGGCGGAAGATCGGTCGAGAAGATTTTTGAGATGCGCATGCAAGGCTCAAATAAAAAAGAAGAAGCTACGTGAATACAAAGGTCAGTGGCCTAGTAGCAGATCAAGCTGGCTTCCTAATTGATGTCACTAGACTCATTCAGTTTGCTACTGCGGAAGGGTGGGTGATTACCGGCGGTGAGCTTTGGCGTTCTCCAGAGCAACAAGAAATCTACTTCAAGACCGGCAGATCAAAGACCATGAATAGCAACCATTTAAGACGCTGCGCTATTGATCTGAACTTCTTCTGGAATGGAAAGCTTGTTTGGGATAAAGAGCTGATCCGCACGGTGGGCGAATACTGGGAAAGCCTAAGCCCCAAGAATAGGTGGGGCGGGAATTTCAAAGGGTTTGTGGATGTGCCGCATTTTGAGAGAGCTGTATCCGGTTGATATATGGCCCTTAGGATCCTCAGATATTTATAAGCTAACTAATCTTAAGCCTTCTACCCGTGTTGTAAGGCTCTAGCTGTAAATTCATTCGGTATAGTAATCATGTGTATTTTTATTTATATTCGGACATAAATTAGTCTATTTAATAACCGCTGGGGATTGAATTTTTATGACTAAACCAAAAAAGATCCAACGACCTAAAGGTGAGCTAAAACACGCATTGGTCGAGCAAATTGAACTCTTGCAGCATTCTTGCCGCGGCTTTGATGATGGGTTTGAAGCACTCGGAAAGCACATATCGTTGAACCTTCGCGTTCTACTTCATAACCATGGAAAGTCACGCGCTCTTCTTGATCAATTAGGTCTCAGGTCTGGGCCTTATTTGACATCCACGCCTCCACTAAACCCGCGAAATCTCCTCACTGAGTGCGGCTTAGTTGCAATGCAAATGTCAAGCTCAGGTGCGCGGTATCTTCCACTTGTTTTAACTGGTTGCGGACCATATTCCTTGCAACCCATACCGTTCGTTAATTGGTGGAATGATCCAATTCTTAAGGACAATCGCAATAGAACATTCTGCCGACGTGAGCTTGTATTGCATGTTGCAGATACTGACGGTGGGGCCCATGTCGATCCTGAGCTTGAAGAGGCGTATATGGCTATATCCCGTCAAAATTCTCTTGGATGGTTCTTTGGAAGCGGCACAGCAACTTCATCACTAGAAGGGCGACCGGAGCTATCGTGTATGCGCCAGATAGCATATGAAGTTCTAACCACCATCTACCAGTATTCCCCAGAATTTAGCCAGCACGCAAAACCGAACACTCCATCAGCTTACTGCCCTTCGGAAAATTCATAGATATCTAAACGTTTGCATTTTTCAAATCGTTAGTTAGCGCCTCGGGTCAAAAGTCGGCTAACAGTTAATAAATTTCCCCCAATCTTCCATTAGCCTGGCTCGCCTCTCTAATTGATCCTGCCTCCTATAAGCAGCCTCAGATTTATTCTTAATGGTGTGAGCTAAAGCAAGTTCCACAGTCTCATTTGGATAGTCAGTAGTTTCTGCAGCCCAATCCCTAAATGTAGATCTAAATCCATGGGGAACATATTGAGCATATGGCGGCATTCTCTTCATGATGGCGATTAGAGACATATTTGACATGTTGTCTTTGTTGTAACGCTTGCTCGGGAATAGGGATTCATTTACACGATGCTTAGAGAGGTATTCATATATCTCTAAAGCTCTAGAATTTAGTGGCACTCGATGCTCTTTTCCGGCTTTCATCCTTTCGGCAGGAATAGTCCAAACCTTATTTTCAATATCAAACTCATCCCATTTGCTATTAAGCACCTCACCTGTCCGTGTAGCCGTCAGAATTAAGAACTCAAGGGCAAGTACAGAGAAACCACTCTTTGTTCGCAGTTCTCTCATAAACTCACCCATCTGTTGAAATGGCAGGGCAGGATGGTGACTTTTCTTCTGAATCTTGTTGGCCTTAGGTAAGAGATGGGCAAGGGCGCCTTTAAGGCGTGCAGGGTTATCCCCCTTGATGTATTCATGAGCCTTGCACCAGTCAAGAATCACCTCAATTCGTTGTCGTACACGAGTAGCTGTTTCAGTGCGTACATTCCAGAAGGAGCCCTCAACCTCACCAGATTTCTTCTTGATTTCTTGTTCTAGCAGTTTGGCGATATGACCGGTATTGATTTGATCAACCCGCATCTTCCCAATTTTTGGGTTAACAAAAGTAGCTATAGTGTTTACCCATTGATCAGCATGCTTCGTATTCTTCCATTCTGATCGTTTGGCTGCAATACAACGCTCTGCTGCAATTGAGAAGGTAATTCCATCCTCAGTGGCAGCTATAGCTTCAGTCCGAACTCTATTGCGTTGTTCTATTGGATCCACACCATCTAGAATTAATTTACGAAGCTCAAGCGTTTTCCGTCTGGCATCAGCAAGCGAACGGACCTCTAGCGGGCCCAAACCCATATCTCTACGTTTGAATGAAGTAGGGCTGGTATAGCGAAATATCCAACTGCGCATTATTTTGTTTACCCCCTTCATCACCTGAAGATATAGCCCCCTGGATTCTGCGTCGTGGTAAAAACCGGGTTCAGAGAGATTGGCAATACGACGTGCCGTAAAGCTAAATTTATCCGCCATTCGGCATTCCAAACTCAAGCAAATATCACCCCTTTTGAACCCATCTTTAATCAACATATTTTATTGAATCTCAATGGGTTACATGGGAGTATGGTTACATAGAAGCCATGTCAATGATGGGTCTAATGATGGAGTTTGAACCCCCCTTTGTACCCACCATGCAGAAAAAAATTAGATTAAATAGATTAAAAAGTTAACATTTTGTTGGTTATTCGGCAGTCGAAACTCCCTCAGGCGCTAACGATGATTTTTTCCCGTTACTCACCCATCAGCAAGACATAGTCTCAGATGGATTTAGGTGATTTACTTGGGAGTAGGGTTACCCTTTAAAGCCATATACTTAAAGGGTTTATGGGTAATGGTAGAGTGCATTGGAGGGGCAAATTCTGGACACCTCTTCCGCCACTAGCCCCCTAATTTCATTTCCCCTGAAGCTGGAGCGTTGTACGATAGCTTTTATGAAGCTTTTGATCTCCATCTATTTCTACAT